TCTCAGTAACTAATCCTTCACTGAATGGAAAGTATGTATCTGCACCTGCAGTTACTATTTCTGGTGGTGGTGGATCAGGCGCTTCTGCAGTTGCTAACATTGATAGCAACGGTAGAGTATTTGAAGTTGTTGTTACAGATACTGGTAGTGGATATAGCACTGAACCTGTTGTAACTATTGCTCCTGTTGGTACAACTGCTGCTGGTACTGCCGCCGCAGGTACAACTGCAACTGCAGAAGCAAGCGGTGCTAACCTTTCTGCTGGAGCACTCACAGGTACTCTGTCAATCACTAATGCTGGTTCTGGATATTCTTCAACCCCAACAGTCACTATTTCTGGTGGTGGTGGAGATCCAACTGGAGTCAATACAAATGTTACCGTTGTAAATGGTCAGATTACTGAGATCACTGTTAGTGGCGGAACAGGTTACACTTCTGCTCCAACGATCACTCTTTCTGCTCCAACTGGTGTAGTTGTATCGATTACAAGTCCTGGTTCTAACTACGATCCAAATCAAACATATACAGTAAACGTTTCTGGTGGTGCATCGAACACTCCATTTACTGGAACTCTTCAAGTAAATCAATCTGGTAGTGTTACTGGCGTATTAGTTGCATCTAATACAAATTTTGGTGATTACACCAACACCACTGGTCTTTCAGTTGTAATTCCAGAACCTGGTGTTACTGCAACTGCTTCTGCAACAATTTCTGCAGAACCAATCAAGATTAACAATTTTGATGTTTATGAAGCAGTACACGATAACAATACCAATGGATGGTTGTTTGCAGGTAGATCTGCAGGAACCTGGGCAAATGGTATTAGAGTTGCGGTTATCGACAATGGTCCTCGTCAATCATTAACCTTAAGCACAAGTTCACCATCTAATGTTGAAAACATTACAGTTGGTGAGTTTGTAACTGCTGGCACTAAAAAAGCTAAAGTTATTGACGTAACTTCAACTACAGAAAATGGAGTAGTAACTACATATGTACACGTTGTACATGTAGATCCAAATACAAATATCTATGTTGCAGATCCATCTAATACCGCATTATTTGCAGCTGCAGATACTGTAACTATTGGAACTCAAGGTGGCAATACTGTTAGTTTAGTTGATGATGGTTCTGAATGGTACAGAACTAAAACTCTGTATGCAGGAACAACGGTAACTTGGAACTCTATTGTTGCTCGTCCAGTAGCAACTGATGATGCCATCGCATTTGCAGGAAATGCACTCGGAAGAGATGCAGTTCACGTTGCAGTTGTTGATGCTGATGGTAAGATCACTGGTGCTAAGAATACAGTATTAGAAACATTTACTTACACCTCAAAGGCATGGAATGCAAGAGGAACTGAAGGTGGTTCTAATTACTTCAAGAGTATTGTTTCATCTTCAAGTGAGTATGTATATTCTGGAGATACTCCATTCGAATATGCTACTAGAACTGACACCTTTGAACCAGTAGGTGCTAAGAGTTGGTTACTTTCTGCTGGTGTAGATTACCCAGCACTTTCTGGTGGTGGATGGAACATCACTATTACTGACATTACTGGAGCATATGATTACTTCAGAGATTTAGAAACAGTTTCCCTTGATTATCTGATCATGGGTCCTGGAATGCCTACTGAACTTGACACTAGAGCAAAACTGAATCACATTGCATCTATTGCTGCTCAGAGAAAAGATTGCATGGCATTCGGTTCTCCATTCAAAGGTTCTCTTATTTCTGGAACTGGTGTTCCTCTGTCGAACAGCAATATTGTAAGAAATTTGAAGAACTTCTTTGAACCAGTAGGAAGCAATTCATATCTGGTACTTGATTGTAACTACAAGTATGTTTACGATCGTTGGAATGATGTATATCGTTACATCCCATGTAACACTGACGTTGCTGGTCTTGTAGCAGATACTGCAATCAGAAATGAACCATGGTTCTCACCTGCTGGATTTAGCAGAGGTGGTATCCGCAATGCTGCTAAGCTGGCATGGAACCCAAGCAAGACCGATAGAGACGAACTCTATGCAAATAGAATCAACCCTATCGCAATCTTCCCTGGACAAGGTGCAGTTCTCTTTGGAGATAAAACCGCACTTTCCAATCCATCTGCATTTGATAGAATCAACGTTCGTAAATTGTTCCTTGTTCTTGGAGAGCAATCGAACAAGCAGCAAAAGCACAACTGTTTGAAATTAACGATGAGACGACAAGAAATGTATTCAAGGCAGTTGTTGAACCATTCCTTCGTGACGTTCAGGCAAGAAGAGGAATCTATGATTTCTTAGTAGTATGTGACGGTTCAAACAATACTTCAGCAATCATTGACAACAATGAGTTTGTTGCTGAAATCTATGTACAACCTGCACGTTCTATCAACTTCATCACTCTGACATTCACTGCTACCAGAACTGGTATCAGCTTCAGCGAAGCGATTTCTAGATAATAAATAACACCAGGGAGATACTAACAAATGGCAAACATTATCGATTTTAAGGCACGATTAAAGGGAGGGGTTCGCCCCAACCTTTATGAGGTAGAAATTAACTTCCCAAGTCCTTTTGAACTTGGAACCAATAAGTCAAACGCAGATTTGACTAGAGCATCTAAATTCCTTTGTAGATCTGCTGCTCTTCCTGGTCATAATCAGGGAGTCATTGAAGTACCTTTTAGAGGTCGTTTCCTCAAGATTCCTGGTGATAGAACCTTCGAATCCTGGACTGCAACCTTCTACAATACTCAGGACTTTGACCTTAGAGCTGCATTTGAGCAGTGGGTCAACTATGGTAACAAGGTTGATGAGAACCTTGGTACAATGAACTTTGGTGAGAAAGCATCAGGTGCATACTTCCAAGACATCATCGTAAGACAGAAGTCAAAGGATATTGCAACTGCAGGAACTGGAGAAGATCCAAATGCTGTTCTGAGAGCATACAAGTTAATCGGATGCTGGCCAAGTAGCGTCGGTGCAATTAACCTTGCATACGATAGCAACGATGCAATTGAAGAGTTTGATGTTGAATTCCAATATCAATTCCTCGATGCAGGCGAGAATGATAGCGTTGGTGAACTGACTTCTAGAAGACAGATTCAAGATAACGCTGGCAGACCTTGATTTTGAATCTTACTAAATAGTAGCAACGGTTAATTTTTTATTTGGAATGGCGCAACTATTTGGGTTCTCAATTAAAGATGCGGACCTCAAGAAGGGGGCGAAGTCAGCTACGTCCCCTGTCCCTCCTACAGATAACGATGCGACCTCAACCATCACTCCTTACGGGGGATGGTTTGGTCATTATGTAGATCTTGATGATACTAAGAAGCGTGATGAGATTAATCTCATTCGTCGTTATAGAGAGATGGCACTTCAACCAGAAGTAGATAGTGCTATTGAAGATATTACAAACGAAGCAATTGTAACTGATAAGGATGATAGTCCCGTAGAAGTAGAACTATCAAACTTAGAAGTATCAGAATCAATTAAAAATAGAATTAGAGAAGAGTTTGAGCAAATTAAACGTCTCTTAGATTTTGATAGATCCGCACACGAAATCTTTAGGCGTTGGTATGTTGATGGAAGAATTTATTACCATAAAGTTGTAGATCTTGAAGATCCATCTAAAGGTATTCTTGAACTTCGTTATATCGATCCTCTTAAAATTAAGAAAGTTCGTTTAGTAGAAAAACCTCCAGTTGATGCAGATCAATTCAATAAGTATGATTATGGTAAGGTAACAGAATTCTACATTTATAATAGCAAAGGAATTAATAGTACCAATCAGGGAATTAAAATTGCAAAAGATGCTATTGCATCTATCACTTCTGGTATTACTGATCAAGGAAGAAATATTACTTTAAGTTATCTTCATAAAGCAATCAAGTATTTGAATCAACTTAGAATGCTTGAGGATAGCATTGTCATCTATCGTTTGTCAAGAGCACCTGAGCGTAGAATTTTTTATATTGATGTAGGTAATCTCCCTAAGATCAAAGCAGAACAATACCTCCGTGAGGTAATGTCACGCTACAGAAATAAAATGGTTTACGATTCAAACACTGGTGAGATTCGTGATGACAAAAAGCATATGAGTATGCTTGAAGATTTCTGGTTGCCTCGCCGTGAAGGTGGTCGTGGTACAGAAATTACTACGCTGCCTGGTGGACAGAATCTCGGAGAACTGACTGATATTAAATATTTCCAAACACAACTTTACAAAGCACTTGGCGTTCCTCCATCAAGATTGGAAAGCGACAAGTCATTTGACCTCGGAAAGTCAGAAGAAATTAATAGAGATGAAATCAAGTTTACTAAATTTGTAGGTCGTCTCCGCAAGAAGTTCTCGGACTTATTGCATGATCTTCTTAAAACCCAACTCATTTTGAAAGGAGTTATTACTCCAGATGATTGGGAAGAAATGAAAGAGCATATTCAGTATGATTATCTTTATGATAATCAGTTCTCTGAAATGTCAGATCTTACTATGCTCAAAACCAAAATGGATGTCTTAGATCAATTAGACCTCTATGTTGGTAAGTATTTCTCTCAGGAATATGTAATGCGCCAACTCCTTCAGTTCACTGAAAGAGAAATTGAAGAGATGAAAGAGCAGATAAATAATGAAATTAAGTCGGGTCAAGTTATTGATCCTCTTGATCAGGTTGCTCAAGAAAAGCAAGCTGCTGAAATTGATATGGAAACGCAAAAAGCGCAACTGAATCAATTAAAGAATCCTCCTGCACCAAAAGCGTCAGGAAATTCAAACACTAAATAGTATCGAGGTTAATTATGGAACCCACTAAAATTGTTGACATGGTGATGAAGGATCAACTTGCTGATGCTTCTGATGCCGTGAAAGATATCATTATGAATAAAGCAGCACAGATTCTTACTCTTGAAAAAGAGAAGGTCGGTGCTAATTTGTTTAAAGAGTTAGAAACCGAACCAGAACAGACAGAAGATGAAACTGATCACGGAACAGATTGAGAGCGTAGAATTTCTCATTGAAGATAATGGTTCCAAAAAGAACCACTTCATTGAAGGTGTCTTTCTTCAATCTGATATCAAAAATAGAAATGGCAGAATTTATCCTATGAACGTTCTTGAAAAAGAAGTTCAAAGATATACTGAGTCATACATTTCTAAAGATCGTGCATTAGGAGAACTCGGTCATCCCGAAGGTCCTACTGTAAATCTTGATCGGGTTTCTCATAAAATTATTTCACTTCAAAGAGAAGGATCTAATTTTATTGGTAAGGCAAAAATTCTTGATACACCCATGGGTAAGATTACAAAATCTTTAATCGATGAAGGTGTAAAACTTGGCGTTTCTTCTAGAGGTGTTGGTTCACTTTATGAAAGAAGCGGAGTAAGTTATGTCCGTGATGATTTCATGCTTGCCACTGCTGCTGATATTGTAGCAGACCCCTCTGCTCCAGATGCTTTCGTTGAAGGTATCATGGAAGGAAAAGAATGGGTGTGGTCTAATGGCATCTTGAAAGAGGCACAAGTAGCTTCAATTAAACATGAATTAGATCATGCAACTTTGTATAACCTACAGGAGCGCAAAGTTGCCGCGTTTGAAAGATTCTTAAAAGGATTATAATTTATAAATAAGTTTAGAATATAACAGATTTATATTAAAGGAGAATAGCACATGTCAGCATCAGTTGACCAAAAATTTGAAA